TTATAAGACCGTCAACAGTCAAAAACCCTGTCAAGGTCAGATCGGTAAGGGTAAACGTTCCAGTGACGCTCACATCTCCATCAAAAGTTGCGTTTCCCGCAACATCTAAAGTCCCGGGAATATCAATGTTTGATGCCCATTCTGCCGTTGTACCGGCTGCATCCACTTGAAGCAATTGGCGAGGAGTTGCGCCAATATTGAGGGCTGCGATACTGTCCGCACCATCGGCAAGGAGAAGATCCCCTGTAGTAACAGTACTTAGTCCTGTACCCCCTTCATCTACTTGAACTTGATCGCCTGTAAGTGAGAAAGCCCCGGATGCTGTGAGAGTAGAAAAAGCTCCCGCTGCCGCGGAAGTGCTTCCAATTGAGGGTGGGGATGCGAAAACAGCTGTCAAATTCGAAGGCACAAGAGCTAAGTCACCAGATGCCGCCGCTACGGCTTCGCCGTTGGTCGCAATCTCGATAATTCCTTTTGTCGTTGTGGACGCATCCGGAGCACCCGCAATTGCCACGGCTGCCACTCCGGCTGGTGTTGTGGCAATATCGGTCGCCGTGCCTGTGGTCGTTTCCGCAATGGTAGCAAGACGAACGACACCGCTTTCAGTTGTGCTAGCGGCATCTAGATCGAGTGTTAAAGGCGAGACATATACATCGTCTCTGGTTCCCGCAGACACTTGAGCCTGTGTTGCTGCTGTTATTCCTAGATATGAAAGGGGATCGCGTCCGATATTGTCTGCCATGGTATGACCTTTTTGAAATTTTTTCTTTACGTTAACACGTGTACCACGAAATTAAAATAAATTCTCGGGATTTGCAAAAATAAGCAACGTAGGTACACTTATGAACATGAAAGTGCAGATAACGCGACCAAACACTCGGATCATTCCTTTAGTTAAATGGAACGAATACCACGTTTGGCCTACCGTCGCTTCCTTTAGACGATTAATAAGACAAGACCCTTCATTAAAAAGAGTGGTTTTTAGAGTAGGGAAAAGGATTCTGGTCAATGAAAAGTCGTTCTTTGAGTGGCTTGAAAGTAAAAAAGTAGGTGAATGATGGGGTTTTTAATATTTGTCGTAGCAGGATATTGGGTTATATGGCTATGTAGTGACGAAAGAGGTCAAGCTAAATTTGATAAGCTTTCCGACGAAGAGAAAGAAATAGAGATTTATTTTACCGACTCTCGCTATCCTTAGACAAATCCTGATTAAGTTTTAAGATACTTTTTTGCGCACCTTTCGCATTTCCTGCGAGCGCTTGTGTATATAGACGAAAAAATTCTTTCCTCAAAGGCGCGCTTTTCATAATCTGAGCTATAGTTTCTCCTGCTTTCACGGTTGGATATCCAACAGCAGCAGCTTTGACCGCAAGTCCCAATTTTCCAGTATGGCCCAGAATCGCAGCTAAACCTAAATGCGAAATGGTGCCTTTTCCTACTAAATTGGAAAGAAATTTTCCAACTCTTTTACTTTGCATTGCGGCCCCAAATGCATTGTTTGCGGCTTGGTAGTGAGCTCCCCAATCTGGGTTATATTTGGCATAAGTCTCTAAAGAACGGTCCGTTATTTTGGCTAGATCGTCTAAATTCTTCGAAGCTGTTTTTATCCCGCTTTTGTTTCCCTCAAGCTGTTTGTAGAGATCGCCACGGGCAATATTGAGCTTACGTTTAAATGCCTGGAGCGAATCTACGGGTATTTGTGCTCCTTGCATTTCTTTCTCAAGATTTTCTATCTGAGTAAGGGTGGGTTTATCCGCGGTTGATACCCCCCCTTTTTGGAGACGATTTTTAAGTTGTGCCAGCCTTCCTTCCAGTTTTACAGAATCTACAGTGGCATTTTCGGGAAGGGCTTTGGCTGCCTTAGCATATTGATCAGTATAATACTTTTTCGCCGCATTGGGCTGAATGAATGAACCCAACAAATACGTCCCGAGCTTTAAATAATTTGATTTTTTATCGTCGAGTCCTAATTCTTCTCCAATTACTTTTGCTCCATTAGCCCCTAAAGAGGTAAGGATAGCTCTGAAGGGTTTAACTTCTCCGGCAAAAGGTATGACCATAGAAGCAAATTCCCCAAAAGCTTCTCCAACCCTTTCTTCCCATATCCCCTGCGGCTTGAAGGCCTCACCAAAAAGCTCATCATTCAGTTCCCGGATTTGTTCGCTTTTAGGAAAAAGCTTGTACGGAGCATATTTTTGGGTGAGTTCTAGCCCTTTTTTAACAGGATCTCCCAAACCAATTTTTTCTGCGCCAGCCTGAAGTGTTTTGCGGGGAACGAGAGATTCAAGGGTTTCTCCTAAAGCTCTTGGAAGGCCTAACACTGATTCTATTCCCCTCGCTCCTAATTGACCAGTTTTTCGAGTAAGTTGACTTCCCATTTGAGGGGGTTTTTTTTCCTCAATAATTTCTCCAAACTCCGCAACTTCTTCTCCTTCGGGAGGTGCTTCAATAATTTCACCAAACTGTTGGAAGCTCATGCTTTTCTATATCCTGCTTCTTGCGCTTTTTTTGCTTGATCTTTTGGTACGGCACGTAAATTCCCCGCAGGATCTCTCATTTTAATTGTTTCTTGCGCGCTGGCAGAAGATCCGGTTGGACTTAAACCCTTTTTGAAGTCCTTAGCGAGTTTGTCTAATTTGGGGGCGATTTTTTCATCTATTCTTTCAGCTAAGTCAAATGGTGGAATACCCTTGTTGCTTTTGACAATTTTATTCATGGCGTTAGATCGAAGACGAGCTCCTTCATTAAGAAGCCGAAGATTATGGATGACCCTTTTTTGACCCTCAGTCGTTTGAGAAAGAGTAGGAATAGTCTTCAAAAAAGTCTCCAAGTCAAAGTTGGTCAATCGGCTTCCATAACTTTCTCGAGCATTTTTAGTCATATCCGTAGATAATTTTTCAAATTCTTGGCTATCGGGATTTTTCAAGGCAGGAAGATCAAGTCCTGCTTTTTGTAGAAATGAATTGAAAAGACCAGGAATAAGATTTCCTTCCTCGATTAGGGTCTCCATCCGATCAAGTCGCATATTAGTTTCTTGGGCGGCTTTTGCTCCTTTAAGAATATTTTGGCGCGTATCCCTGGTCTCTTTGAATGCTGTTGCTTCTCTTTTGTATCCGGATTCTTTTTGCGCCTGTAGAAGTCTCGCCATATTAGGATCAATAGCACTAATGGCCAAGATATTTTCATCGGAAATTCCTTGAGGGCCTTGTCGTTCTATATTGGTGTCTTCGGCTTCTTCTCCCCCTTGTCCTCCTCCTAAGAGCTGCATAAGCTGTTGGAGCTTATTTTCCTGAGTTTTTTCTTTAAGGAGCTCCTTAGAAATCCCTTCCGGAAGACCTGCGTAAGCTTTCGGCAGACCGAGTTGTTCGAATACACCTTCTAATCTTTGGCGTTCAGCAGCACTTTTGCGCGTGTCCATCATCTGTTGGAGCTTTCCTTGCATCCCTTGGGCATAACCTTGAGAAAGACCCTGTGCGCCTCCTCCTAAAAGATTTGCAAGGGATTCAGAAGCTGAAGGAGTGCGAGGGATAACTTGTACCATTTAGTTTCCTCCTAGCTGGGCAAGCAGCTGCAAAACATTGTTTATACCGGGAGATTGCCCGTATCCTAGGGATTGACCGTAGCCTTGGGCAAACTGTCCTAGAGCGGGGGAAAAAGCCCCGGCGAGCTGGCCAAAGATCCCTTGCTGACCGGGGCGAAAGACATTTTCAAAGGTATTCGTCCCTAATCCTAGTCCTGATTGATTCATGAAGTTGCTCAAAAGCTGGGAAACTGCGTTCTGCTGCATTCCAGCTCGCTGAGCGGCCAATCCTTGCTCTAGTTGACTTCCGGCTTGCCCAAGGGTCTGCTGAAGCCCTGAGGAGCTTCTAGCGCCCGCTCCGGAGAATCTTTCTAAAATGCTAGGAATGGTTTGTTGTGCAAAAGCCGTTCTAGCCGGAGCTTCCATCGCTTGATACGACTCAGGTGAACCCTGGAGTATACCGAGTAAATTTTGTATGGCTGCTTGATACCCCTGGCCTCCTAGACCGCCTTGTCCAAGGCCAGAAAGAAGGTTAGACAGAAAGTCTTGCTGCTGACCGGTTTTAGTTGGAACTTGTTTGAAGCTTTCTTTTCTTCCTCTGAAAAACGACATAATTACCTCTTCATTAAAATTATTACTTTACTCCCCTTCGCTTCACTTGTAAACCTTTAGCTTTGGTAATACTCCAAAATCACAAAAGTTTCCGTATATGCACTGTAATCAATGCCGGTAGTCATGACCACATGCGTAGAAGAAACTTCCAAAGCAATCGCATTAGCTGCGGTAGGATGGGCAAAAGGGATGGGGATAAATGAAGAAGGTGAATTGGCAGTAGCATAAATCCTTGTAAACCGTGTTGAAGGCGAAATAGCTATTTGGTGAGGAAAACTTTTTGTTGTTGCATTGGGAAGGGCACCAAAGTTGATCACTTTTCTAAATACTGTATGAGTTTTTTTGGTGTCCTCGTCATTGAAGAATTTCTGCCCCGAAATGATCTCTGTTTGCAAATATTGGCCTATTTCTTTGTCATTCACAGCAGCAACGGTTCTTTTGAGGTAGTCGCTGAGGACAACGTTAAAATCGTCATCTTCACTGGGATCGGGAAGAATGAGAGTGGTAGGGACAAAGGATTGCAAAGAATCAGGTGGTGAATAAGTCATTAACCTCCTATTAACCTTGGGCCTGGAGTCATCCACAAAATTAATGCGTAGATGGTTAACCCCGCTTGATAGACTTCCGGATTTACCATTTGTTCATCCGATAAAGATAGCTTGTACTGAAAAACCGTTCCGTCTGTAGGGCAATAAAAGCGATGCCAATATCTAGAAGCACCCTGAATTTCAAACTCAGGTTGAGAAGTTTCAATGATGCTATTAAAGAAATTGGTAGAGTCGGTTCCAGTTCCTTCCGCATCGGTATTGATGGGGATTGAGGAATTGGAATCCACATAAATTTGACAGGTAAATTGGCCAGCGTCGGTGCGGTCGGCCAAAAAGTCAATGTAACCAACCATTACCCGTTGCCCAGCTTCAAAAATATTGAATTGCTTGGAAAGGATCATGAAGTTATTGCACACTTCAATCTCCCCTCCTCCTAAATAAGAGCTACCAGGGGAAACCTGGACAAAAGAACCATTTTCATACTTCAAAATTTTAAAGTCGTCATCCAGCGCTTCATATACTTTAAAAAATTCGTCATTAAGATCAGTATTTCCGCTGTCACCCACAATATTCCGTAAGCGCACAATTTGACCGTCCACCAAGTTATGATTAGGAGATGATACAGTACACGTTGTAGTCCCTGTAAGATCCAAAATGAAAAGGCTAACATCGTTGTAAGTAGTTTGGTTAAATATTTCGACATATCCGTCTTGGTTTCCTCCTATAATTTCTGGAAAGTTTTGCTGCCGAAAAGCCCAGTTCCACGGATGAATCCACGACTCCCATTCCACCGTTAAATCTTGCCACCGTATTACTCTATCCCGATACCACCTTCCCAAGGCTGTAAAGTGATCGTTCCAAATCGAAAACGTGTTGGTAACATAGTTGTAGACTAGCAATTTATTTGGAAATGTTTTGTCACCATTGGAGTTGAAGGTCCAGTATACGAGCTGGATGTTCATATCACGGATTCCATGAACTCTTTTATTGCCCTCGTTAGCGCTAACAAAACTCCCCACTTCGTCAGGAATTTGAAGATCGATGCGCTCAACATGGTTTCCATTGCACACAGTTAATGCGTCTCGCCCAATTTGAAGTACTCCTCGGTCGAATTGAACGGTAGAGAAAGTGGATTCGCAGCCGTATTCAGTATCTATTTTTTCCCATACAAACGGTAAAACTTCGTTTCCTGTATAGCGTATCTGCCAAGTGGACCTTTCAGTGCTGACGATCAAAATGTCGCGGATAAAAGCGACGCTCACAATATGTTCTGATGTGGGGGCATCGATAAATCCCCCTCTACCAGGAATATCACTTCTCCAACCGTCAAATTGATCAGTGGGGTCCCCATTTTGAGAATATCTCAGCCGTTGAGGGAATTGGACGGCACCCCCTAAGGTGAATCCTTCATATGTGTTAAAAGCTAAAAGGCGATCTTTATAGGGGATCAGTGCTAAACATTGCTGAAGAAGCTCTCCCAAATAGCAGTATTCTACATGTACGGCCGCATCGGCGGTAAGAGCGGGATTGATTGTTAAAGAAAGAGCGCCTGTAGAATAATTAATAGTCCCTGTATCGCTTCTTCCTGAGGTCACTGAGGATAGGTTTCCTGCACTATCATCGTTGAGTACGGTAATGGCGTCTTCTCCTTTTACCCCGACTGTTACAACGACTGAACCTTCTTTTACCGGTGTATTTGTTAGATTTGCTGGGCCGAATGCCATCCAAGGGGTTGTAATATTCCCTAGATTTTCGTCGTCGATGCATGTTGCTCCTACGGCGGGAGCAAAATCGGTCCAGGTTACCCCGTTAGCGTAACGAAGAGGATCTGTTGTGGTAAAATTTGTTGCCCAAAATAGATCTCTTTGAGAAGTATCTTGCCAGTAGGTCAAGGTCCAGAAAAAATCGGAATTTGTCCCTCCCCATGTTGTTCCTGTTATCCACTCTTCAAATTCGTTTGTACTTGTATTATAGCGGTAGGAAAAGATGGTATCGAAAACAATGAGTTCTTCTAGGTTGAGAGAGGAAAGCTCTCTATTTCCTATTCCCATCACCGGAAGGCCGGGAAAATAGCTGTAATTTGCGGTAACCGTAACTCCTACTCCAGGCGCGGCCGTAAAAGTGATGGTAGCTGGAGAAGTGGGTGGTGCTCCGTCGCCATAGCTAATTGTACCGCTACCGGTAAAAGGACCGGAGATATGGGTTAAGACCCCATTTGTTGTCGCATCGTTATAAATCGTTTCATTGGCTCCTCCAGGATCTATGACGATGACAACAGTTCCTGGCTTAAGAGTCGCATTAGTTTGTGATGGATGCGATGCGCTCAATAGATCTAGCTCAGAATAGGTACCTGTGCCGTCTGTATTAGTTAAAGCAACGCTTGTGAGATTTCTTTGGATCCTTCCAAGCAAGTCATACCCTTGCTTCCGTTTTATCTTGTCTCTCCAAATATAGGCGTCTTCTAACTGAGGAAAAGCGTCTTCAGGGATGAGGAAAGAGCTAGGATTTTTTACCAATCCACTTTTTGCACCGGCAATATAAAAGGGTTGGTAGGCCATCTACGCCCTCAAAATCATAATCGAAATTAAAGTTGCTGCTGTTGAAAAAGTTCCATTAGTTGTGAGGACTTGTACGTTCACCGATGTAGTAGTTTTGTTCGAATATTTCAATCCAACTAGGTTAGTAGAAGCGGAGAAACCGCCCATAACTGCATAATTAGTGTCCGCTAATGCCTCCGTAAAATTAAAGGTATAGACGCTTGCCGCTAAGGTAACAGAAGAAATATTATATGAATTAGAGGTTAATACCGGAACGGCCGCCCCTGTGGCTTCTCCAAAAGCTTGGATTGGAGCTATTGGGATGTTAACGGTCGCCGTATCGCGGCGATAATAGGGCTGACTAAAGCCTCCAGAGACATCACAGAAGAGGGCCATTTCCCCTGCTCCCGGAGTGGGCAAGACGTTTCCTGGCGGATTTGCCTGAGGAAGGCGAGGAAGTGTGACTTTCGCGTGTTTGAACTGTTCATTTGAATCTGTGTCATCAAAAGGAAAATGGTCTCCGCTTGTTCCGTAAACGAGATTTAGTTGTTCAAAATTCGTTTTTAACACGGCCTGAGATTGTGCAATGATGTCAGAGGCTTCAGGAGTACTGGGGGTATAAGTCATGAGGCATTTTCCTTAGTATGAACGTGTTTCCAGGCATCACGTTTCAAAATTTTAGTTAGGGTAGACGGCGCAACTGAAAATTTTTTTGCTATGTCTTTTCTTTTCATCCCTAAGTTATCTAATTCAAATATTTCTTTCACTTCTTTTTCTTTCAATCTGGCTCTAGGATGAGCACTCCCTTTTTTCGGAAGATTTGGCGCTTCATTTAAGATGCGAGCTATATTGGTACGCGTGCAATTAAATTTCTCAGCAATTTTTGTTTTGGTGAGCCCATAAGACCTCAATAATTTTATTTTCTCATGCATCTCAATAGAAATCTTTCTATAGGGTTTAGAATGATTATCTCTTCCCTTATTTTTCATATCATCCATATTTTCTTTTTGAGTCCCTAACCATAAATGGTCCGGTTTTACACAAAAGCCATTATCACATTTATGACATACATATTTATTTTTAGGAATTTCTCTGTTAAATAACTCGTAAGAAAATCGGTGAGCTAATAAAGATTTAGGGCCCTCTTGAAAGGTACCATATCGTTTAGTACTGGAACCTCCTTTCCAAATCCAACATGAGGAAGTTTTTTCAACTTTTGAAAGAAATCTACATTTAATAGAACAAAACCTTCCTTTTCCTTTACCTTGTTCATTTTGTTTTCCGCATAATCTGCAAAAGGTAATGCGAATTCTCTTTTTCCCCATAGCTTCCCCTTTAGAATAATCATGAAGAAGAAGAGAATTATATGCAATATACCCTAAAACCTGGAATTGAAGTTCCCCCACGGAAATTGGCACTGGTCAGTGAAGATAGTGGCCGTTCTTTCCTGCGCTAATTGTTGGGTAGTACGACGCAGAATCTTAGCCTCTTCCGCCTTATACATTGGCATAATATTAGCTAAGGATGTCATGTCTTGTCGCTCTTCAAGTACTCTTTTTGCGGCCCCAAAAGACAATATTTGCCACCACTCTTGTAAAGCGGGGTTACTGTCGTTCTGCAATAGAAATGTAGGCTGCTTCAGCACATCAAACGCTACTTTGTAGGCCTTATCTGGAATAGGGCGCAAAAACATCGTGGAGCTATAATAAAGGAGAGCCTGAGGTCTCGAGGCTTGATATGCTACATACTGAGCAACGATCGTTGCTCCCGAAGGAGGGGCAGCTAAAAACGTTAGCGCCGTGATGGTTCCTGTTTCATAATCAATCGATCCTGTTAAAGCGGTTGTTCCGGCCTCATCGATGAAGCCGCCTACACCATTATCTCTAGCGATCACAGAGACCCCGGATGCATCCGTATAAGAAACAAAAAATCTAGAAAAGATGGTGGCGTCGGGAAGATATTGATATGCTCGCATGACAGGCGTATTAGAAACGTTGAATGTATATTCTGTAGTGACTCCGTCTCCTGTTGAGACATCTTCAGAAAATTCTAGCTGAGGATAAATCCTGAAAAATTGTTCCCGGCTTTGCGAATAAAAACTTTGATATCCGCCTATGTATACCGGCTGATACATGTTGATGTATTCATTGCGAGGGAAGGGATAAGCATCAACGTTAGGATCGGTGTAAAAATTGTATTCCTCGCGAAGGTTCCATAAGCGCAGTTCTTCCGGAAGATCAAAGAAATAGAAATTATTGACCTGATCATCAATTTGAGAATCGGTTAGCTGTGCCGGAGAGGGAGACGCCGTTAGCCTACGAACTTTTGTTCGGATTCGAGCTAATGTACTAAGTTCTCCCCCAGTTGTAGCACTCATTTGGTCCCCCTATACAAGAGTTAGTTGCTTAAAGAGACATCGTGCATGAACTCTAAGCTTTCAAAAGAACATCTTTTTACGTATTCTCCAACACAGACCGAAGGATTTCCATTTGAATCTAAAACATTACTATGCTTAGGATAAGCACATTTTGTATTTAAGTGTCGCGCAACCATATAAGGAACTTCATAGGTTTCGCCATCCTTCATAGTAAAGTTCATTAAGGGATCTTCTTTGTATTTTTTGTAGCAAAATGTGATCTGACCCCCACGAGGTTCAAAAGAGCGAAAAATTCCTTTCACCATTTTGAGATCTTTCTCTCGCATGGTCTTCAAATCTTCTTTACTTAACTTCCGATTAGAAGTTTTAGGTTGAGGAATGGATAATGTCATTAATACCTCTCAAAAGGAAGGGCCGTTAAGCCCCTCCCAATTTTATTTATTCATTTGTGACACTTACAGATTTACCGGCTCTCCAGTAAATTACATCATTAGTGTTCCCGGCTGGACTATCGTTACCAGCGGCTAAACTCATACCAATAAATCCTTCGTTTGTTACCGAATGTACTGACGTTGTTCCATTAGTTCCTACCTGAATCACATTAGGTAGAGAGAAAGGAACAGCGCTAGCTGCCGGCCATGCAAAAGCAGTAAAACCTGTCGAATCGATATCCACAGTATAAGTATTTGTTGAAGAATTAAAAGATAGAACTTCTCCTTGAAGCCCATCTAATTCTACCATTCCAAATGCCGGTGGAATACTAAACTTGAGAATATTACCTACGGCATATTTAACCTCATCATCCGCAGCGGCCGTTGTTATTTGTGTAGTCGTTCCCGTGGTAACTGCTACTACATTATTAAATGCTCCTCTCCAAGTAAAAGGAGAAGCTTTTACCACTTCAAATGCACTTTCTTGCGTAAAATTAGAAGTGTTAGTATCGAAATAGGTAAGCTCAAATGTATCAGTAGTTACACTTCCAATGGTAAACGCTACCAATGCGATTTGAGGCATTTCTGTCAAATTGCGGAAAAGAACAACATCACCATCACTCAATCCATGTGCTGTTGCCGTAGCAACTGGAGGATCTGCTTTCGTAATTGTTGTTCCAGTAATTACCGCACTAGCCGCTGCTGGGATTGGAGTAAATCCTCCAGATGCCATAGCATCTGTTAAATTGGCCGCATTTGCTGCATTAGATTTTTTGTATTCAATCCCTGTCCCTGGGGACATTCCTCGCTGGAAGTAGTATTCTACTCCAATTGCGTCTGTTTGATTCGCATCGGCTACAGTGTAATTAATTACATGCATCCAATCAACATCTGATCTAATATCTAAAGTTTTAGCATTACCGTCAGATGTAAAACTTCCTTGTTGGATAATAGTTCCGTCCATTTTTACCTCTTATGATAATGTGGTTAATAAATTAATAACCCACGCATCATTCGTAATACGTGGTACTTGTGCCATTTTCCATCCCACCGAAGCATTTAGAGCCAAGGGGCTGTCATAAATAGGTGGTCTATAAATGAACTGAGCAGAATAACCATCTTGCTCAATACATGCATACGCTTCCAGTCCAACACAAAAGACGCTGTAAATAGCGGCTCCAAGTGCTGATGTATTTCCGTAAGTTGCTCCAATAGAAGAAAGAAGAAATCTAAGGTTAGAAACGGAGCCCCATTCTGGGCGCAAGGCCTGCATAGGACTAGGATATTGGGCTTTTGGAATAAACCCTTGAATATTTTCTAAATCCCCAATTAATGCTGTATTAGCTAATGCAAAGTAAGCATCCCTAACTGGTGCAGTACCAAATTTATCTTCCCCTTCAATATTATCGGCGATAGTGTAGGCGTTATTACTAGCCAAAGTTCGAACGACTACATCAATATCTGCACGAGTAAGTTCAGTAGGATTGTCTCCATTTGATCCGTTGGTACAGTTAATTGTTGAAGCTGTCGCAGCTAACATATCTCTTACAAGTTCGTCTTCTGTTTGCCGCAGAGACACCCCAAGACGTTGGGCTGCTTCATTGAGCACTGGATCTTGGTTTTGTAACGTTACTTGCTCGTTTAATATGATATATTGACCGTAAAAATCCATTTCAGCATCAATATTTACTGCTGTAAGGTTTACAGGCGGGGGGGTTACTCCTGAGTTGCCGAGGGGCACTTTAGAAGTAGGAAGCGCGTTGTATCGACGCATCCGTAGGGTGGTTCCTCCATTCCTAGGCATCCTTTTCAACATCGCCGGAATTTTATGAATAAAATATGGCGTAGGCACGCTTAATAGCTTGTAGCTAAAGCTTTGTTGAACTGGAGCCGGAAGAGATGAAGTAGTAGTAATAGACATTCTTTATTTCTCCGTCTTATGCACCCTTCATCGCCTCGATCATTTCTTGGTGAAGTCGTTTTTTAAGGTCCGGATTGGGCCAAGCCGCGAAATCTTGCGCTTGGTGAAGGGGAGATCCCCCTCCGAGAGCATTAGTAGATCTCGGCTTGCCCTTATTTGCTTCCAGCTGCTTTTGTTCTCTACCTGTTGGTACTTCCCCACCAAGGGCTTTCGCTTCTTTGTAGATTAAAGCCACCTTATCAAACGGATCTTGCAGTCCATTCAACATCTTGACGAACAAAGGATCCTGTTTTAATTCTTCTATAACACTATCGGTTGCAACAGAGTAGAAATCGGGATACTGGCTCTTTACCCTCATATCCAGCGTTTCGCTTTCTTTTTTAGCCAAACGCTCCTCTAAAGCCTGAAACTTCAGCTCAGCCTTTCTTTCTCTGAGTAAAGCCATCTTTTCGGCTTGCTCAAAGGTTAGAAGTTCGTCAGCGGGGAGATTACGAATCTCATTTTCGATGGCTTTTAACTCATCTTCCTCTGAAGACTTCTTTTTAGAGGTCTGCATTTCATCAAACTGCCGTTTTAGCAGCTTGTTCTCATATTGCAACTCATCTAGCTGCTCGCGAGCCTTTCTCCAGTTGTATTCTTTCGAACCTTCTTCAGGCTCTCTAGATTGCTCCTGAGACTCTTGAGCAATAGTGGAATTGTCTGTTTCAGGTTGAGCGACGGCCTCACCTTCTTCTTTTACGTCCGTACTTTGTTGCTCCTCAAGAGCTACTTGTTCTTCTTCAGACATTTTCCTCCAGTATGGCGAATACTATTTTACGGCCTATTTCACTTGAGCCACTCACGCGGGCTAACGATTCAAGTAAAAAATTGATTTAACATTAGCTCGATTAAATAGTCAAATTTTTCATTGAATATTTTGTTTGCTGGGCATAGCTTAGGCACTGATAGAAGAACTGCTTCACAAAACCTAGCAATTGCTGTTCGTCAGCGCTAAGTTCAGCTTCGTTTTCAATGATGAATGTACATGATGCTAAGTCAGGCAAACTCCACAGATAGGTAAGCTCGTCTGTCTTATTGTTATATTTGAAGCAACTCCGGTCTGGCCTCATTCCAGGAGATTGTGAAGTTACTATGGACTGTAAATGGTGGACATTGGGCAACCATCGGGCATGCATATTTTCTTGCTGAAACACGATTTGGATAAAGTAGACATCCCCATAATCTTTATGCAATTCTATCACCTCTTGAAGCTTTTTAGAGGTGAGCTCCGCTAATTTTTCTCCCATTTCTATGGGTGTATGTTCAGGCTCTTTATCGAGTAAGTCAAGCGCTTTACTTCCGAGTGTTTCAGTCATAGTAATAAAATATTTAATACCATTCTTTATGTCAAATCTTTCTTTAATGTTGAGTATATGTATCTATGTTTTTATGCTTTGATGAATGAAAAGACTTACATTTGAACTTCCCCCATCCCTTTACCGAGATTTAAAGCACTACTGCTTTGATAATGACCTAAAAATGAAAGAAGTTTTATGTTTAGCAATCGGTATTTACCTAAAAAAAGGTTTCCTCGAAGAGTTAAGCCTCAGAGAAACCTTGAACAAACTATTTAAAGATTTTACATGAGGAAATATGATGAAATTTCCCAAAGCCATTAAATTAGCAAAAGAAGGTTTTAGAATTAGAAGAATGTGTTGGGGTGAAGATATGAAGATGTGGTGGAACGGCACATTTTTCGTCCACACTCACCCATATTTGGAAGGAGACACTTCACTTGATGGAGAAGATGATGGGTATCCTTACGTCATTGAAAAAGATGATTTGGAAGCAATGGATTGGCATGTGATTGCGTAAGAAAGGATGCAACGTCTGATAATATATGTTCGGTTAACCTTTGCATATGTTGCGTAAGTATGATATGAGTTTACTTTACGATGCCTAAAGGACCAAAATGGGAGAAAAAATTTCGAAATCTGAATGGTGCAACATATGCAATGCCTATGAGTCTAATTTAGAGCCTATGATTTCTATAGCTCAAAGATATGGTGTTTCCCGTACTGCAATCTATCGAATCATTAAAAATTGCGGAATAAGCAGAGATCAAGGATCCCTTGACACCTCTTGCTCGTCTTGTGGTAAAATTTTTATCTGTAGTAGAAATCGAGTGAGAAATACAAAAAATATTTTTTGTTCTAGGAAATGTTATTATGATTTTGTAAACAGAGACGGAAAATGGAAAGAAAATAAGCGTTCTTCTAGGATAGGGAGAAAATTAGTTGAAGAGCATTTTTCTAAATACGGAAAAGAATTTTTAGATCGTTATCGTGTGTATCACAAAGACAAAAACCAATTTAATAATAGATTTACTAATCTTTCTGTTTTTGCATGTCAGGGTGATTATTTGAGATATCATAGAGGAGCGGAAATCATCCCTATTTGGGACGGTTCGTTGCCTGATGACTTTTCACAATTAAGATGATTTTTAGAGATCCTCTTCAAGTTCCAGATCAAATATAGCTGGCATTGAAGGTCGATGTCTCTCGCGGAGGGGGAACCAGTCTACAACGACCTTATCCACACTGTCCCATCCGTTTTTAGTCCACTGCATTTCGGTCATGAAGTAATTCCCAGGACCATCGCGATAAAGAACGCGATAAAAGCTTCCAATTTTAGGCTGCTTCTTTGGCAACGAATTAGATTTTTCTGCCGCAATCACACTGGCTGGAAGAAGTTCTCTTGTTACGCTATTGCTTGCTGCCAAATTTTTCTCCTGTTATTGGATATACTGTAGCAAAGAATCGGAATATTTGATGAGAAAAAAAACAAACACGCACGCGAAAGCTCCAAGAAGAAACGCGGCTAAAAATGCTTTTATCATTTATCTTTCCTTTTTTTGATGGATTGAAATATTAGCTGGGTGGACCTGAGAGATAATACACCCCAGAAAAATCCCCCAATGAGATAAAGATATTCCACATGGCTAATCATTTATTTCGCTTGAGAAAGGCGTCAAGTCGATATCTAGGCCGGTTTCATGCTCGATATAGTCTTCAACCATTTCTTCGACGAAATTGTCTTGTGGATATTTTTTGAGCCAGCCAAATGAACAGCCTGCCAAAACACAAATACATCCGACAAAAACCACTCCGAAAATAATTTTAAGCGCCATGGGAATCTCCTTCCAAAATTGGGAAAATAAGTTATCGATAGATGCCTCCTTTAGGCCCAATTATCCTCATCGTTTGATGGAACTTCTGGTGGCATGGGATGGGGGACCATATCCGGCGGCCAGAATGCCAACTTAGGATTATTAAGGGCTTTATTTGTTTTTTGAGTATCTTCTGCTGCTGGTGGGCAGTTATTGTGAAATGCTACGCAACTGCTTACAACTACTGCGATCAAACCTGAAAGATAAATTGCTGTACGAACTTTTAAAATCATCTTAAACCATTCCTGTTTCATATTTAACTCCTTTAAAAAAGCGAGAAGAGGCAGCGGAATTTAATTGGAGGATTAACGTCTTTTGACATCTGCGCCTCTTCTCTGTATCAACATAATGGTTTTCCGTATTTATTGCTTAATTTTTTTTCTCTTTTTTCGCTGGGCGGTAGACCATTTTTCTCCGGCTTTAAATCCTTTACGCTTAGCCGTCGAGATTCCGATGGCCAACGCCTGGCGTAAGTTCGTAACTTTTGGGCCTTTTTTAGAACCAGAGTGTAAATCCCCTTCCTCAAATTCCCTAATAACTTGATGAATTTTCTTGTTTGCTTTAGGAGAATATTTCCTGTCGACAGCTTTTTTCCTATGCTTTTTGACGGGCTTATAGGCTCCGATGTCTTCATGTTTGACTTTGAGTCCACTTTTTAACTTGCTCATCTTTATTTACTTTTTTTAGAGTACTTTTTGATTTCGCCTTTACACTTTCTCTTGACGCATGCCTTGATTCCTGCGGGGTTTGGCGCGTTATGTGCATAGGCCAAAGCAGCGCGGCAACGCTTAGCGCTGTTAACAGGATAGCTGAACTTACTGCTTTTTCCTTCTGCCCCACAGAATTCTTTCTTGGCGACTTTTTTATACTTTCCAACGTTGCTTGAGCCCGGCTTTTTTCTTAGCTGTGACTCTTTTCCTTGGGGAACTTTTACTACCTTCGCAACGATGACCATTTTTACACGCGGAGCAGCACGCTTTTTCTTTTTTTCTGCCATTTTGGTTTCCTCGGAGCGTCGAAACGAGCTCTTTATCTTCTTGGATTTCGTGGGATAGATTTTTGCGTTGTTTTTTGTAGCCCTGAATGTCAGCTTTGTGATGCTTGACGGCTTTCTTTTTAACGTTTGGGCGGCTTGAAGAGGGATTCTTCATTTTCCTTTACCTTTTTTCCTGAAGGCAGAGTCTCTTGAATATTTTTATCAAAAAACTCTGCTTCATCACCATAATTCTGGGCGCGCTCCATCACAGAATGAAAGATTTTCTTAGTCCGAGAATTGGGGCGTTCCATGATAGGCATTAATACATTGAATCCGATGGGTGCCTTTCTACCTTACGGAATGAATCCATCAAATCATCGTCGATACCCGTAATAGTGTCGTGATAATCAGTTTTAAGGCTTGGGTAAGGCTCAGGGTATTTATGCATAATCTCACGCTGCGGAAGATTAGAAGGCTCGCCATAACCTGGACCATAGTAATCTTTGCCTTTGTGATATAGTTGCGTTTCTTTGTCCGCTTTCGAATGCATGTCTGCATTGTGCTTGCGCATACCACGGCTTTCATCCCGTCGTGATTTATAGCTCTGCTTTTTTGAGCTTTCTTTTCCTCGTCTCATTCCTAGTGACTCGTCGAGTCGGGAATTGTACCCTTGCTTGTAATGTTTAGCCATTTTTCCCTCTTGGGTTGCTGTTTGGTTGAGCATACCTTTCTGTTTACGGGGTGACCGTACGTTTAGAATACGCTTTCAAATTAAGTTTTGTCACAGTTGAGCATTTTCTTCAACTAATTCCGTCTCGCTTTGTTCTTCTACAGGCTGACTTAACTCGCTTTGTTCCTGATTTTGCGCAGGTTGTGCCTGATTTTGGAGACGCTGCTTGAGAGTATCTAGAACGGCCAAAAGGTTTTGAAGATTTTGAAGGTCCATACCTTCGAGTTCTTTAAGGGCTTTAGTGTAATGTAGAGCTCCGAGTTCTCTATCTTTTTCAGATTCTGCCATTCTTTCCACTGCTAATGCTCTGTTTTCCTCAATTCTAGACATCCTTTCCATCCCCAGTCCTTGGTTAGCCATCGATTTAGCCTCTAGATCTTTAATCTGAGCTTGCAAAAGCTCCATTTGGAGCTGCATTTGTTGCATTCCAATTTGCTGCTTTTGCTCTTCTTCTTGTCCAATGGCCTCAATGAGTTCTTTTTTATCGCTAAGAGTAGCATTTTCAATAAGTACTTTCGGCGGAATCGGAACGCCAATCTCACGCAAGTGGAGTAGCTGCAAGAACTGTTGCTGTCTCTGAGTAGAGGTGTTGACTCCCTCTTCCACAACAGCGTCGTATTTTCCGAAACAGCGATGGTAGAAGGAAGGCGCCGGTTTTTCTCCAATAATTCGCTGGACTTTTCCGGGAGTAAAGTTTTTTTGGGCATATTGTAAAAAGATATTTCCTAAATATTTTTGCGCTTGGTCGGCTTGGTCAAAAAGCACTTGAAGTGTAGTGAGCCCTGCTCCCTGTCTTAGCATCGAAAGAATACCTGCTTTAGAATCATCGGCCGAGCCTAAAAGCTCTTCATTCACTCCGGAGATTTCTTGCATCTCACGACCTAAAATCTCGGAAAGCTGAATCATCGAAGGGGGAATTTGAGGAGGTTGAATCTGCTCTACATCGCTCATAAGAGCGTCTTGTTTGATAGCTAATAGACGACCTTGTCCAGAGAGGAATGCGTCCTTTGGGTTTACAAGCGCATTCTCTTTTGCCTTCCATCCTGAATTAATCTGTGATTCGAGAATGTCGAGCTCAATAACTTTGCGTCGATTGTAGAGGTATTGTGCGTCTCGTAGTCCTCTGACCATTCCTTGGACTCGCCATGGGAAGTAAGGAAGCTGAGGGTCGTAATACCCCAACATAGGAACAAAAGGATAGGTGTCAATGCCAAGGGGGTTTTCACCATGATATAGTACGTGTCCTTCTAATACAGTTGCCAGTTTAACGGTGGGAACGGTCTGCTCAATGATTGTAACTCTTTTGCCCGAGTAGCGCAAAAACTCTTCGAGGTTTTCTTCACTTCCTGACCACTCCATGGTTTCCCCGGTCATAAGATCCACCAGCATCTTTAGCTTACGAAAGTCTCTATACCAGTACTCATCGTAGGTGAGAAGGTCGGTGATTCCGTAGTTGTACGACTCGGGGAGAAACTGAAACTTTCCGTCTCGGGCTTGAGTCTTTTGGATCTGCTCAATCATCTCTTTTTTCGAAGGGTCTAAAGACATCGCTTCTATGTGAGATAGGTACTTTCGCGTCCACACAAAGTTGCAATCTGAAAGATCAGCTTTTCTGAAGTAAGGGTCAATCAGAAAGGCATTATAGCTCACTACATCAACCTTGGGATCTCCTGAGATGGGATCGGACCGATAGTCAGCCCAAAAAGAAAGTAGGCTCATTCCTGTGGTTAGCATTTGATCGAAGGCTTGGGAAAAGATTTCGCCAACAGAGGCTTGATCGGTGAACCAATACCCTAGCTTGTTGAATTGCGTGGCTGTTTTAGCATCTGCATTTTCCCGAGGCACGTAGTTCGTTGAGCGGCGGTTTCTGCGCTGGTGACCCGTGACCATGTTGCAGACTCTGCGTATACGGTTGAAGTTAAAGGCGCGCTTTCTAAAGGCGGGAAGGTTTCCGTAGATATCGCTCCAAAGCTCTTGGTCTCCAGCTCTAAACCGTGTGTCTAAATCGGCTTCAGACCAAAAGGATTGTTGAATGGTGATGGAGTGTTGGTAGCATTCATCCATTCTCTGGATGACACTTCGGTCTTCTGAATTAATGTACCAAGAAGGTTCAGAGGGACGAAATAAGGACATAGCACTATAGTGAAGTAAATATTTTACTTTACACTACAGCACTATATTTTTGTATGTCAATTTTCTTTTTCTCTCAGAGGAGCAAATTCTAACTGAATATCTGTGATTCCTTTGGCGAATAAGGCCATAAATGCTCCCGCTTCTTTCTCTGTCATGGTCATTCCGATTAACTCAGTGAGCATGACTGATAGGGCGCTGAGAATGACGCGGTAGTCATCATAGCCGTTAAGAGCAAGAAATTCTTTAATTCCTGAAATGAGGTTCATTTCTTTTTCTACAAAGTCTTTATTATTCATAAAATTTGGTGTCCTCCTGCTATCCCTGTATCTCTAAAAAAGTCAGGTAAATTAGGTTGTCTTCCATATATTTCGGCATGGAATCTGTCCATATCTTCTTGCGTTAAACGGTTTTGTGATAATTTTTGATAGCGCGAAAAGGCCACGTAGCGAATTGCGTCCATGGAATGATCATTTGTTTTAAGGGGTTTCTCTACTCCCTTTTGTGCAGCCTGAAGATCCCATACATAATTTGAAAACTCGTGAATGACATTGCGCGCACACTGACAAATTTTCATGGTCCCGTTAGCCAAGTGCTCGGTTACCAATCTTATTCCATTCATGACATCGTTTTGCGCATCATAGATGTTGGAGATCCCAGCATTGCGCATTTCTGCCTTAAAGGACGCAGCTGATGGGTCTACATATATAGCTGAAATAGGCAAACCCTCAATAAATCTGGCTAAGTCTTGCGCATATTCGGAGTCGGTCTTAATGCGGTTAGATTTTTGGCTGTCGTAGTAGTATTCCTTTTCCACCCATAGCTGAGGAAAGAGGTTGGGGTTATAGCCCATCAACACAAAGCAGCAAGGGTTCATGGTGCCGTAGTCTATGCCGATAGCGTACTCTTGCGCCATACCTGGCTGGTGAGGGATGGTATGAATAGATTCGTCAAAAAAGTCGTAGATGGCTCCTTCGGCTAATACCCACTCACCCTCAATGAAGCGCTTATACCATAGACCATGAGACTCAGCTTTAATCTTGCGAATGTAACCTTCATCCAGCGTAGGGTTATCATCGAAGTTAAAGCGCCAAACCTTGACCCCAATGTCTTCGTTATGTGTTTGGTCTATGTACCCGGTCTTCAGCCAATGGTAAGGGCTGTCAGGGTTTGTCGTAGCAAAAAGCCTTGCGTTGGGAACCGATAAGCGATAGGTAAGCTGACGAAAGACTGGTTCGGGAATAACGGTAGCTTCATCCACTAGAGCTCCAGCATAGGTAGCTCCTCTAATCTTTCCTTCGGCTTTAAGGTCGCTTGCGCCGATTACATCAATTTCTCTACCCGCAATGTAAAGCTTCCGGTCTCCCGCTTTGTAGTGGAAGTATTTGCCGAGAATGTCAGAAAAAGGCGTTAGGATGTTTGTTTTAATTGAGTGCTCAGTCTTACCAAGGATGACCATCGGCCCTTTGATATCTGTAGCTGCAAACCTCATAAAAGCGAAGTTTGCAGCTACAGTTTTCCCCGAACGAACAGAGCCGATTGCTAGGTTATAGCGACCGTCCGAGTTCATCACGAAGTCTTTTTGTTTGGGGCTAAGTTCCCACATCCTAGGTCTCTTTAGTAAATATCCGTTTTACCGCCGCGTTGATCGCGCGGAGATCTCCTAGAGAAATTTCCTGGGCCCTTTTAGGATTTAGGTCAATTCCCGTCTGAGCCGTAAATTCCTGTCTTACAGTTTTAGGATCTTCTCCCTCCAATTCAGCTAAAGCTCCGATTACCTCACTTAAGTTGGTAACGCATCTCGCTAAAGCGATTGAGGGAGAGTGAGCCTTTTTAGGAGTAAAAGGCTCTGCTCTGCCGTCGCTATGGATGTAAACATGAAGATCGTCATGAACCCTGTGTCTACGTCTGCAGCAGTTACAAGAATCGTCTAAGTCTAAGGTAAAGTGAAAGTCTCTTGCCCTAGCATTTACTTGTGTTGCCATATCCCACCTCCGGGGTTATGACCTCACTATAAATAATCTAAGACTTTACTTCAGACTCAATTTTTTCTTTAAGAGCTTTAAGGTCTTCCGGGAGATCCTTGTCTGAAAGACTATGACGCATGCAGTACTCAGCTCCTGAGTTCATTCCATTTTGATATTGGGCTTGTGCTTCTTTGACGTACTCGTCCCAATCCATTGATACCGTTTTCATGTTTACCTCACGTATTCCAAAGTTAATTCATATATTTCTTCAAGTGTTTTGTCTAGTGACGCCACTGTTTCGTCGCCATGTTTTAGTTGCGCACGAGCTAAATTATGGATTTCCCAAATAGTGCCCAATACTTCTCTTGCCTGTAAAGCCAACTCGATGTCTTCTGCTTCATCGGATTCTATGGTCAGTTTATACATTATTCTCCTAGTGCTTCATCAATATGTTTAATCCACAAAGCAATTTTGCCTATAAGATCAGCGTATTGAGGGTTGATACATGAATTCTGATTACTAAGCCATGTAGATATCTCGTTGGACATCTCCTCTCGTATACTCCAGAGAAAATCTTCATACAACGGGCCATTGAGATACATCAACGCTTGTTCGCGAGTTGAGACTTCAAATGTCAATTTCATCTTCTTCTCCATCAAGTTTTCCTCCTCCAGCTAATATTTCAATGATACCCTTCAATTCTTCGGGTGCAATGTCTTGTAAACCCGCTGTACGTTGGTCTTCGCAATAAGTGATTCCAAGATGCTTAAGGAGATTGCTGTCCCCCTCCAGAGCTTTTTGAAGCTGAGCGCAGCGGATTCTCATTTTAATGTCTGCTTTTCCGCTAAAATAAACGTCGTGGTAGTTCTGTCTTACCGCTGGTTGGGTTATACCCGCATAACGCCCGCAATCCGCCTGTGAGCCGCCCAGTGAAGCAATGAGGTAAATGATTTGAGCCTTGGTGAAGTTCTCCATCTGCTTGGGATCAAACTTATCGTATTTCCCAGTCACAAACTTAGGCAGCTTGCTGGGGTCTACTATGTTTCCTTCGATGTAACGATCGATCTTGCGATCGGTCACAAACTTTGGGGGACGCCCGCGCTTGTTGATGTTTGGCTTATAGTTTTTCTTGGGCATAGTAAATCGTTATGTCTGTTCTTGGTTCCGTTGTGTACTCCTTCTTGGCCGAAGCCTTGATAATCTGGTCGTCGTCTGCAATGACAATTCCCTTGATGATGTCATTGTAGGTCTTTTCTAAATTGTCGTAATCGGGGCGGAAAGGATAGGGCATTCCCCCTTGCTCGGCTTCTTCTTTTTTTTGCTTAGGCCATGACTTGGGGATAGGGAAGCCAAAAAAATAAGAGACTCTCACTTCTCCACGGAAGGGCTTTTGTTGATAGAGTGATTTTAGATGAAAGCGGTAACCGGTTATGTAAGCTTTTCGTGCATTGAAGATTCGACCTATTTTATTGCATTTAAGTTTGCTTGGGACAGGCTTTCCCGGAATCGTATAGGAGAAGAGCATCTGCTCGTCCATGATATTTTCAGTCATTAAGCACCACCCGCATTGAAATGGTCGTGTAGAGGTAAAGCACATAGGACATCTTAAGCTCATCTACCAGTTCATCGGTAACGGAATTGTCCGGCAGACTGATCAAGGTTTTGTAGATTTCCCTTAGCACAGATTCGAAAGATGCCGACGACTTTTCAAAAATATCTTTCTCGATTATCATTCGGCTTTGAGCACACACGGCTTCAGGTACCATGGCTGTTAACCGTTCGATAAACTCTTCATTCGTCATTTCGCATAAGTCGTTAAGAATTTGCACCTTAAAACCTTAATTCCGCTTAAACATTCAAATTATTCAAAATAGTAAAGTAGATTTATCATCTCCTTTCTTTTGGCTTTTCTGTTTGTATTCTTGCAACTCTTTTTTGCAGCAATCGAGAAATTTTTTTTCCACTTGTTTCTCAAATGAGATGATGGGTAAGAAATCAAAAGAGACAGGGTTTTCGGACTTTTTCTTTGCCCATGAAGGCAAGCCGATCCATGTTTGATCTCCCTTTTTGAAATCTACCATGCGAGCGATGGTCATGTGCCATTCAGGAATCTTAACCGAGAAAAACCCAACGATGGACTTTTTGTCGTAAACGGGTTGGTAGTCGATTATCTCAATCATGCAAACGTTTCCTGTATTAGAATCGTCGTGAAGGCTGTTTGCTTGGCCTGTATTGAACGATCGTGTTTATTATGTCCTTCCATAGCCCTCAACCCTTGATCGTTCGTTAGAGAGCCTTAAAATGGGTTTGCCTTTCAGCTGCGCTTTAAAATAAATAATCATCATTAAGCATTAAATATTTTTTTGCAACCTATCCCTTTGAGGTTTATCCGAATTCTTCTCTCAAATCGACTGATCCAAACAAATCAATAATCACAGAAGCTTTGCCGAAAAGTCTACTCGCAACGCGCTCTTCATATCTCGTGGCGATTTCTTCTCGAGAAAGATTTGAAGTGATAACCGTAGGCATATTTCTAGAATATCTTTCATCGACAAAATGGAAAAATATCTCTTGGCGCCAATCGTTAACTGGTTGGGATCCAAGATCATCATAAATAATGAGCTCATCATCGGAAGCATAGGCTACCGTATCATGAGCATCCCACCCACACTGGATTTTATCTCGAATGTGCTTTTGAAAATCGTATTCTTTCCACACACGATAAGTGTTAAAGTGCAGTAATATCCAAGAGGTTAAAGCGGCGCAAATATAGGTTTTGCCGGTTCCGGGAGGACCAATCAAAAGTAAAAAAGTTTTTTTTCTTAGCACGGCTTCCCTGAGAAAGGATTGCAAAAGAGTTTGGGATCCATGATCGAGGTGTACAAGGGCGGCTTGGTTGGCCTCGGAATATCTTTCTCCCCACCATTGGGTTTTTGTTGCCCGGACTCTGCGTTCGAAGGCTTCGGCTTTGGCTTTGAGCTCTTCTTGGGAATTCGGTTCTTCTGACATGTATTCTCCTGGGTTTCAAGATTTTCGACCATTCGCTCCAAATAATGAAGCCAATTATCCATTTTTATATCTGTCTGCACAAATTTATTCCAAGCTTTAACAATCAAATGGTTAGGAAAAGAAATCCCTTTACGAGCCAAATAGGCGTGGAAGTCGTCCAAGCAACAGAGAACTTCTCCCTTGAAAGTTTTCTTTGTAACCTCATGGGGTGAGTTATGAACATTCCCACAAGGCACCTTAGGCGTTTTTTCGCCTAGATCATCATCATCATCCGTTTTTATTTTTTCTCTGTCTTTATTATGCGTCGGATTTTCCGCTAGCGGATTATCCGCTAGCGGATTTTCCGTGTGCGGTAATCTTTTATTTAATTGAGGGTCTTCATAAATGGTGTAGAGAAACTTTCCCATGAACCCATTGGGCAATCTTTCTTGCGTTTTAGAACACAGTCCTACCCCTTCCAATTCCTGGAAAATTCTATAGAGACGGTCTTTTCCTGAAGGGAAGTGCGTCGTGAGATGAGCAATATTGGGCTCCCAATTGGGGGGGCGGGAAAGCAAATATGACCACAATCCTTTAGCTTCCCAACTTAGATTTTCCATCTCTAAAACGTCATTACAAATGGATACATACCGGCGTTCGTGTTTTACTATTCGTACAATTGTCATTATATCTTCTCTCCTTTAGGTCTTATCGGAAACCTCTATAAATTTAATTTTTACAATCCTATTTTTTTCATACTCAACTTCGATGGTTTTCATTAGAGCCATAATCTTTAGGGCTCTCCTTAAAGACTTGACGGTACACCCTATTTCAGTAGAAATGAGCAGATCCGACATCCCTTTGGTTAAAACAATTTTAGGATTTTCCTTCAAAAAACCATAAATTTTATTCAGCACCCCAAAACGAATGGGAACATCAAACGGCCATTCTAAAGAATCAAAAACCGGATCAGGCCAATGGATAGACATAGAAACTCCTTGGTAAATGGATAAAAGAATGTTTGGTACTGGGAAAAAAGTGGAGGGTGTGGTAAAACCAGGGCATAGTTATATTTTTGTTGTGTTCTCCCTTCGTGGGGGAGCGCTTTTTTTTTGCCGTGAGCTACCACACGGGCCTCCTCTAAATTTTAAGTTGACTTCAGGATCCTAAATTTAATCCCCTAAAATCTCAACGAAAAAAGCTTTTCTTTTGGAATTAACTTGTAAAGCGTGGCTTTACTTCCATTATGTGTGCCACACGGAAAAGAAACCAACGGAGGGTGTCCACTAACTTTGCCTGCCTGGAGAAGCTCAAGAGAATATTTAGAGATCGTTGGAACGGAAGCCCCCAATATCCTCGAAATGTTATGCAGCGAAATTCTAACCTCTCGTTTCTCATCGGCAATGGAATCCAACAAAAAAAACAAAGCAACAGCTCCCGTAGAGAGGCCAAAACGAAATATTGGATGGGGAGTGAAACAGAGTTTTTTTATCTTTTTGGAGGGTGACTTATCACTCATATTACTTCCTTTTTAAATTTAAACGAATTTCTTCTCTACGATGCTCTATCCAATATTGATTGAAAGCCATGCGTAAGGCTCTCATAAATCGGTTCATCTTCTTCATGTCCGCAAAGGAGTAAAAGGTAAAAAAGCATGGCTCTCCATTTATTTCCCCTCTTTTGGAAGGTAAGTTTATCCAAGGGTCTTGCCCTTTAGAAATGACATACACGATACCGCGCAAATCCATATCCATCTCTTCCCAATAAGCGTGGAAGCTGCCCACGTTATCCTTATGAGGAAAAGGATAATGCGAAATGATCTCAAATGTAAATTCTTTCTTAAAATCAGGCGTCTTGTTCATTGGTGTTATAATCCTCCATTAGGTCTTCCCAGGTTATTTCTCCATCCGTAAATTCAATCACCGCCTCCCAGTATTTAACCGGTAGCTTGCGATTGCCAGCAAAGATCCCCGATAAAAAATTTCGGGAAATGCCAAGCACATTTTCGGCAAAATAGCTTTTCATAATGCCGTGTCTCTCGAGGTAAAGCCGAACTTTTTCTAGTCTTTTCATCTTTTTGGTGTACTTTAATTAAGCATGTGCTACGATAGCATACATCGGACAAGAATACAAAACAAGGAGAAATGCATGAAAAATACTTATCCTAAGAACGTGGATCTAGAAAGATCTCTGGCGGCTATGACTGAGGCCCACGAAAAGCAAGTTGAGTTTTACGCCAACTGCTACGACATATCGCTCGAAGAAGCAGAGGCAAGAATAGAACAAGCTCAAGAAATGGCTGCAGAAATGCTCGGGGGGGCGTATGGCTTTTAACACTTTAGCGCCTAAAACCGAAAAAGCCTCTATTGAAGTTTTAGAGGAACTAATGTACAGATCTTACAAATTTCAAAGAGACAAATTTCCGTCTATTTCCCCTATGAGATGGAAAGTAGTCTATTTGTTCCAAGAAGATTATGAAATACGTTACCAATGGGAGAAGGAAAATGACAAAACCTAAAGTAGAAGAGCTCGATGAGGAAATAGAAACGTTCGTAGAGAAAATGACCCAAAAATATCTCACGCCGCCAGGATTTATGTGTGATCGATTTATGTTTTGGGCAGCTGCCCTTGCAGCGGGGCACGACGTGTATTCCTTTCCGTGGGAAAGCCTATTGAGAGGAATATTGAATGCCCATATCGAAGGGTTTAAATATGTTCAACAGTTAGAAAAAAAAGGAAAGATCCATGAGTGAAGAAAAAATCAATGAGTTAGCTAAACAAATAGAGCAGCTCCAAAAGCTAGTAAAGCCCAAAAACGAATCGCAAACCCTTGAAAACCTCTTTGCTTCTTTAGCGAAAGCGCAAGTAGAGATCGAGGTGGCGAACAAGGATAGCGCTAATCCCTTTTTTAAGAGCCACTACGCGGATTTAACCGAGATTATAAGGGTATCACGCCCCGCGCTCACTAAAAACGGCCTGAGCGTCATTCAGCGCGTTATGGGAAATGGAGATGGCAGAAACTATCTGTATACTCGCCTTTGCCACACGAGCGGGGAATGGATCGAGTCTTGCATGTCTTTAGTGTCCAAAGACCAAACCATGCAAGCAATGGGATCAGCTATCACCTACGCACGTCGTTATGCTTATGCGTCAATGGTAGGCGTAGTGGCTGGAGATGAAGATGACGATGGTAATAGAGCATCAGGGAAAAAGTCTGAGAACCCAAAAAATGGGGAGGCACGCATTACACAAGCCCAAGCTAAAGATATCTTGGAGCAAATCATGGAGTTTGGAGAAGAAGAGCTCATGGAAAATGTCTTAAGGCATTATAATATCAACAGCTTGGCTTACTTGCCGGCCCCCAAGTACAAGGACTTGATGAAAAACCTAGAAGCTAAAAAACAAGGAATGGCACATGAAATTCGTTAACTTTACACAAGGAAGCCCTGAATGGATTGAATGGAGACGAGCGGGAATTGGATCCTCAGATATAGCTACTATCATGGGATCCAACCCTTATGCCACGCCTTATACGTTATGGGAAGAAAAGTGCGGGCGTTCTAAGAACTTTGAGGGAAATCAATATACGGAATTCGGGAAAAAATGGGAACCCATTGCTGTGGAAAAGGCCGCGTTGAAGCTCGAATGCGTCTTTAATCCCGTGTGCGTAGAAGATGAGATTTCCATCTTCAAGGCTTCTTTGGACGGTTACGATGCTAAACACAAAATAGTGCTGGAAATCAAGTCTCCGGCAACTCCTTCAACATTGGAGAAAGCTAAAGATCCTGCTAACCATGAAAGGTGGATCATGCAACTTCAGTGGAGCATGGGAATTGTTGGAGCTGAAAAAGGGTATCTCGGGATATGGGATGTCCAAGAACAAGAGGTGATTCTTTTTGAGCATTTTCCGGATAGAGACTTGTTTCTCATTATGCAAAAACGAGCTCAAGAATTTTGGGAACATGTAAAGTGCTTTACGTCTCCCGAACACTCTTCGGACGATTATGTGGAGGTAGAAAGCGAAGAACTTAAAGAGCTCTTGATTCAATATGAGTCTGTCACTAAAGACATGCGGGGACTCAAAGAGAAGCAAGATGAGCTCAAAGCCTCTATCGTCGAATATGGAGACGACGGAAATTTTAAGTGTGGCCACTATAAAATATGTAGAACAGCACCAAGGAAGAGCTATGATCTAGAGAAAATGAAAGAAGATGGCATTGATATAGAAAAATACCTCAAGCCACAGGGCATTGGGTTCTACAGGATTATGTGTCCAAAATGAGTGATAAAAGAATAGCTTTCTGGATAGGACTTATTGTTTGTGGGAGCCTCGCCGTTTTGTTCTTTCTCTACATCCATGTCATCTTAATGGGGGTAGAATATTCGGTTTGTCTCTGAAAAGACTGAAATAAAAAATCCTCTCGCATAACTCAGTGTGCGCGAGAGGATCCTGATTTAAATATGATACAGTGTCCACAGCGGAACGCCCATACTATACAAATTAGAGGAATTTTTGTGCACTATTTTCCTTCACGTGAAAAATCTCCCATTATTTTAGACAGGTTGTGGGGGTAATGGTGGCCGAGGATTTTTAGGGGCCTGACCAGCGTCTGCTTCTCTTTTCGAGCGACTTTTATAGTCAGGACGCGCCATTACCATTTCTACCAACGCTTTTTTGTCAGTTGGGATTGATGTCACGGACGGATCATCTCTTAATTTCTTAAGCCACTCATTTTGAAATCTTTCAAAACATCTTTCAAATTTGTGTGTAAGGATATAATGAACCCGTCTTTTCATATCCTCTTCAAAGATTTCCTCTGGAATATCGTTTTTTATTACGGCTTTGTGCCAATCTTCCAGTTCTAGAATTTGTTCGCCATCTACATTTACTTTCATTTGTTTCCTAACATGCTAAATATCCTGAAAAATATGTTCCTTGATCCGCAACAGTATCAACGGTATTGGTTCCCCCAAAAATATTGGTATCGAAGGTAGCAATATCTCCATCATCCATATCGCAAAAGACTGCGCCGGAGCAAGTCATTTGTTCTAAAGAATCATCAGTCGCTACATTGTCTCCATCAGTACTCCACACTTGCATATCTCCATTCGATATGTCAATTACACAACTTACGTGAGTAAAAGAAGAAGTGATATTTTCCCAATGAACGGAAGCACAAAAAAAGTATCTCCCGTCTACAGGGGCGGTAAAAGTATCCGTGCCATCATAGTCACCATTTTGATCAAATCTTTCATCCGTAAATGTAATCCTTAATTCGGCGCCTGAACCAGTTCCATTGAGTTGCGCTACGGATTGAAAAGCTAAAAATGCAGGCGTTTGAGGCCATGTAACTTCCCCTTCCTGGGTAATTTTGCCCTTAGTGTTGGCCGCGGTTGGTGGCCAACTGGATACGGAAGCGGTAGTAATATAAAAATTAGAGTTATCTGATGCGTCGGTTCCTATATGCCAATTTGACCCATTCCCTCCAGCCCAATGTATATGAGTGTTATCAGATCCATTGGTTTGAATAAGCTGAATTAAGGGGACAACGCCAGCATCGTTATTTGAATTAACCACAAAATAGGATTCCCCTGTTCCTTCAGATGCGACTGCCATGCGAGAACGGATAATAGTAACTGCTGTTCCGGTGCCGGGGTCCATTTCCTCACACCTGATAGGAATATTGGTCCAACTATTTGGTGTACACTCTCCATCATTTTTAAATGTTAAGGAAAATCTGGGAATTGATGAATTAGCAAGCATTCCGAAAGCGAAAGATGCCGTATCACCAGCTCTATATCTAGTAAAGGATTCCCCAGAGTTGACGCTATTGAGCTTGATCTCTTCATAGGCACTAGAAGCTGCATCGTCGGATGTATTGGCAATAAGAAGAGCTACATCTTCGCTTGGTTCATCAAATTGAATGGATGCTTGCTCGGATGTAGAAATCGTTTCATCTCCAATCCGCATTCCTTCTTGTGCAAAGACTACATCGTCGTTAAATCCAGCCATTATACCCCGTTTGTTACACTAATATTTTCTAAACATCCTTGCCATGAAATGACACTACCAAGCGCCCCAGCAGCTCTTAAAATTAGATCATTACCAGAAGCTACAATTGTAAAGCTACCGGAAGAAAGAACCAAGTCAGCGTTTTTTATGATATCGGGAGTGTTGACAATGGTTGCCGTTGCACCGTCGGTACGTACAGTCGCTACAACTTGCCCTCCAATAGCATGCGCAGAGGCTGCTTTTCCTGTGATAATACCTCGTACGGTAAAGCACGCCCCGGAACCTCCCATATCTATCGTCACCAAATCAACAGTTGCAGTATCAATGGTGGTACCGGTGCCACATGTGTAATTAGGGATGCCGGATACTGCAATTGTAAGAGTATTGCTGGGAACATCTTCAGTAACTGTGACACTCCCGCTTCCCACAATATTGATAATACCCGAACCATCTGGAGGAACACTTGTGGCTGCATCCCCAGCTATAAAGCGCACTGAAGGATCAGTTTCGAAAATGGTAAGAGTATTTGTACCGGGATTTCCAGCTACGTCAATATTGCCAGAGCCAAGAATATTGACATTGAAAGCTCCATCGGGACCAACAGCCCCCCCGCTATTACCCGTTAGAGTCTCAATATCACCGGCAGCGGTTCCACCCTCGACTCTGTCGAATCTCCACGGTAAAGGATTGAATCTGTATCCCACTTATACTCCTTAACTGAAGAGGGTTGCTCTATCGTCCCAAGCATATTTAAAAGCCACTCCCGCATCAGGAAGCTGGTAACGAGTAGGAGATTGATTAGCATCGTAGGTGACTTTAACGATGAACCACCTCTCTACATCTGTTCCACTGTTCGGGACTTGCGTATATCCAATGTAAATAGGATTGCCATTTGCATCGTTTTCCATCCTAGATTCGTAGAAGAATGAAAAGTCCCCTTGAGGCTCAATTTTGGATAAATCTTTAACGCTAACCATATTTTCTTCTAGTTTCCCTAGTTAATGATCCAGAATGTGGCAATCACGTCACCATTAAGAGCAGCAGCCCCATTGTTCTGGCAGTGCAGAGTCAAGGTTCCCGCAGTCTCGGTAATCACCCCTTCTAATGTAATGTCCGCATCGTTTGATCCCTTGTTAGATACTGTTACAAAAACACCATCCCCGGCTCCTAGAGAAGAGTTTGTGATTGTGAGGTCGAGATTAGATCCCGCTGCTGTAGTTTGTCCTGTGAATGTGGCAACACCAACTCTTCCGTTAAGGGTCAACGACGTTCCCGCGACTGAATTTGTAGCCGGTACCATGCTTACTGCTCCTGCCGCACTTAGAGCAAGCCCCCCAGTACCCGCCTGAATCGTTGTGGTCGAAGTAGTGTTAGTGCTTCCGACAGTCGTTGTCATCGCCGCTGCTCCAGTTGCGACGTTCACACTAAGCGCCACAGCGTCGTTTGCGATGCTGATAGCCCCCGAGGAGCTGTTAAGCTCTAAAACGCCGTCAGAGTCAATTAAAACGGTGTCATCGGAGTTGATGGTGATATCCCCTGTTCCTGTGGATGCGATCGACACACTTCCTGTACCGGATTGAAGAACGAGAGCAGCAGCCCCATTGACTGAGCCTACGGTAACTGTTCTTTCCCCATCTGTACCGATATTGACTGCCTGGTCAACGTCGTCATTACCAATTCCAATGACTCCCGCAGAACTATTAAGCTCAAGAACACCGACAGCATCTACGAGAATATCATCGGTCGATGTGACGGTTACGTCGCCAGTACCCGACTGAATTACTGTTGAAGCCGTAGTATCTGTGGAGCCGATTGTAACCGTGTTGGCTGCAGCATCATCCCCAATGCCAATGCTATTTCCGGCTCCTACAATTGCCAAGTTACCAGCTGTGACGTTTAGCGTTACTGCTCCAGCACCTGTAGGCTGCAAGGTAAAGCCGTCGGTTCCTGTGTTAATGGCAACGCCTGTTGTTCCGGTAACATTACCAAGGGTAATAGTTCGGGCTGCGCCGCCTGTACCAATATTAATATTATTGGCGTCCGCATCGTTACCAATGCCGATTACTCCTCCACTGGAGTTAATTTCTAGGACGCCGTCAGCATCAAGAAGGAGAGTATCATCAGAATTTATGGTAATGTCTCCTGTTCCGGTAGAAGCTAAAGCTATTGAACCTGTCCCTGAAGTGATAGATACAGCTGATGCATCTGTAGCATTACCGATATTTACTGTACTCTCCGCGGCACCTGTCGCTACGTTTACTGTCTGTGTACCGGCTGTAGACACCCCCGTCATAATATTGACTGTGGTGTCTGCCGCTGCGGCTCCTGAAGCAATATTTACTACTTGAGCGCCAGTGTTGATAGCATTTGAAATATCAATCTGCTGGCCCGCTGTAGACTTACCAAGAGTAATTGTTCCGGTGGTAGCAGCAGCTCCGATATCGATCGTACCGGTTACTGCTGGCACTAAAGTGAAGCCACCGGTACCGGAAAGAAGGTCTAAACTTGCAGCTCCTGTTGCGCTTCCAATAGTGATCGTATGAGCGGCTGCAGAGCTACCAATTGCAATTGCTCTTGCAGCGGTACCAACCCCAAGATTGACATCGTCTCCACTGTTGTCTGTCGCTAGGTTTAAAGCGGTACCATCTGTATCAATTGTAGCTGACGCATTGCCTGTTATAAGACCGTCAACAGTCAAAAACCCTGTCAAGGTCAGATCGGTAAGGGTAAACGTTCCAGTTACGCTCACATCTCCATCAAAAGTTGCGTTTCCCGTAACATCTAATGTCCCGGGAATATCAATGTTTGATGCCCATTCTGCCGTTGTGCCGGCTGCATTAACTTGTAGTAATTGGCGAGGAGTTGCGCCAATGTTTAAAGCGGCAATGCTGTCCGCACCATCGGCAAGGAGAAGATCCCCTGTAGTAACAGTACTTAGTCCTGTACCCCCTTCATCTACTTGAACTTGATCGCCTGTAAGTGAGAAAGCCCCGGATGCTGTGAGAGTAGAAAAAG